AAAAAAGTGGGCATAGATGCAAGAATGATAGATCCAGTAGTTTTTATTTCCATGAAGTAATATTTAACTAAGGAGTAAGTACAATGTTGCGAGTTAATACTAGCTATGAGAAAAGGCGATTTTCATTTTGACGGCGCTAAAGATTATGAGAAAGACCATTAAGGAGCTAGATGTGCGTAGAACTTTTTGTAAGCGATGTGTTTAAGACTAGGATTAGGAAAGATAATAGCCGAGATAAGCACAGCAGCAATAAGAGTGGGTTACATGTGGAAGCATTCTTTGGTAAAGTCAGCTCAAGATCTTAGTTTGGTTAATGAAGGATTTAAAAATATAATGTTAACAAGAATGCCAGTAAACTTGAGAGTGGATGGGCCAGACGCAAGCTAATAATAGTAGTACTTTACGTAAGGAAATGAGCTGAAAGAAAAGTATTTGAAGGCACTGAATTTCCCGTTCAATGCGGAAGGCAGGAATTATCTAGATGCTGTTAGAGACATTTACACAATGGATTTTGGCGGTTTTGTAAAGGAGATAGGAAAAATGGAGCCAGGATAACGACCAGTGGTGATATACATGTTCGATGTTGTTTATTACATAAATTATAAAGAGGTCGCGGAATACTTTGAACTGGTACCACACGGTTAAATTGTTTGTACAGCAATGCTAATAAAAGATAGACCTTAAGGCTAATCGACATACTCGTAGGATAATACCATAGTTGTTAAACATGAAGAAAATGGCAAGGTAGAAGTGTAAGCAATGGGAAATACTCACAGATACCAGCACATAAACTTATGCAATCGTAATCACCCATTATATATTCCATGGGGAATGATGGCCCATGATGAAAATGGTTTGACAACAACGAAAATAGTGGACATAGGTCTAGGCTTGAACATAAGTATAGCGGCTCTAATAATAAAGAGATCAAGCACGCCCTATTTTAAGACACAAGATATGCCCTTAAGAGTAATGAATCTGCAAGGACCCGTCAATTAGTCACAGTTCAATATGATGAATCAACTGAATGAAAATACACCATTAAATGAATTGACTAAATAGTACGATAATTGCGTGAATGATTTATTTACTTTGGCAAAAGCAGCTGGCGAGGCGACATTGTAATAATTGTTTTGCTCTATGCATAAAATGTACAATTTAAATCACGGAATATATTTGGATTATGAGACGATTAGTGGAATGATGACGATTTATAACTAGAAGTAGTTGGCAGCTCAAATGGTAGAAAGCACTTATAAGCTAAAAGAGAGCATTAGCAATTCAAGCGTGCTATATCCATACTAATTAGGTAAGTATATAATGTGGAAATTGTTCGAAAATGAAGGAGATAGAAAAACGAGGGCAGTAATAATAGCAATAGATTGGACTAGCAAGCTTTTGATAATATGGGTAGTTTTACTTAATACTGTGAATTACATAGGCATAATATACGTCTCAGAAAGAGTCACAAACATGGTGGTAAATTCAGGTACGATAACGCTTTTCTTTAAGGTAGTATTTGAGGCAATGTTGTTTACTTTGTCAGTGGTGAGATACTTGATAGTTTATACCTTATATGGAGATAAGCCGAATATTGACTTACACGTGTTTTAGAATGTGGCTGACCTTCTGGAGGCAACGATGACAATAGCTGTCTTTATGGCAATGTACGCAGTAATAATGTTCACAGGCCTATTTGTTATAATTTACGCTAAATAAAACATGAGAAAATTAAGTGACATAATACCTATAATGAAGTAACTATTGATTTTGAGCTATTACTATGTGAAATTAATCTATGTTCTTGCCAAATAAACCCTTTAAGGAAGCGACTTGAATGTGGAAATAAGGAGAATTAGGGAATATATTACAGGGTATGGTGACGAATGGTTATTCGGTCAAATTAGACCAGAAATTGCAAGATATAACCTTAAAATAAACAGGTTGCCAGGTGACCAACAAGAAGATTTTATTAGATTTGAAGACGCCGATGAATCAATAGTATAGGGAACGAACGTTTTTAGGTCAGCTGTAAATTTCAAAACTAAGATATATTAATTCATATGGGCAGCATACACTGTAATATTTTGGCCATTGGCATCAACGGGTTTGAAGCTAGCACCTATAGAACATACGTTAGTAAGTCCTTTAGAAATAAGCAAGGGTTTGTTCAATCCATAAGTGTTAAATATAGATTAGGTCTTGAAAGATATAGATAAATATTTTATAAATAAGGAAGATGAAAACATGCCGCAGATGGACCTAGTTTTTAAGTAAATTTGGACAAGCAATGGAGTGTGGTACAACCCAGATTATTAGAGTGAGAAAAGATTAAGAGAAAAAATAAATAATTTTGAATTACCCAGGGGGTGCGATAAAAAGAAAAAATAAATGTTATTGTAGGCACAAGAGAAGAGAATAGAGGAATATTAGAGGTGCAAGAAAAGAGATGGTACAATGTTAATAGAGCTTGTAAAACACATGTCGAAGATGGTTGGGAGAAATAAGAGACCACAATATTCCTTTTAAAATGGCGAGCTTACAGAGCAGTACCAACACTCTGCTTAAAATGACATAAACACAATTGAAGCACTTTTAATACGAATGGGGCAAAGACACGTAAAACCTGACTTAAAATACTTGCGTGAATTCAATTTAGAATAACAATATTTCATTAGCTTGAGAAGAGCAGTGTTGGAAACACTAGAAATTTTGACGGAAGAAGACTACCTACAATAATTTGACTTAAAGAAGAGAAAATAGATGGCTCAGGGAAAAGCAGAGTTTTACAGAAAGGGAAAAATAGGAAATTGGGCAAACATTTTTTCAAAACCGAAAGAATGGACTTAAGATGAAGACGTTAAACCAAGACTAATATGTAACCCAGGATTGGCATCGAAATACGTATGCGGATTTGTTAATTTCATATTGATTCAATCGAGGAAAAGAGAATGTCATCCTGAATACCTGATGTCTACTCTAGCGCTAACTCCAGAAGTAAAAAAGGAGCAGCAATTGAAAAAATGGTAGCATGTAAATAATCCTTATATACTGACTTGGGACAGCAAAAGACATGATGTACATTAAAATATAATTCTGATGTAAAAAGTGGATCAAATGAAATATAAGGAAATCCTGCCAATAGTTTTCAAGCATTAAGGTTTTAATTCGAATTAAATAAAAGAAGGTTTAAGGCATGCGTGTATAAACAATGTTGAAGCAAGGATGTACTTTACTAGCGGAGTGCCTTAAAAGGAATGGAGATAAAAGAAGAATATGGCCTTAGTAGTTGATTTTTAGAAAAAAGTGCCTAGCGGGTGGAATCTAGACACCTCTGAGGGTAACACATCAAGATGCGTACAAGTTATTAAGAAAATGCTAGACCAAATAGGAGTCAAGATATGGTAAGGTGGTAACGAGAAATGCGACGCAGCTTTAAGCTAAGAAGGCGATGACACCATGTTGATAATAAACAGCAAATATATAGATAGATTCAAAGAAGTTTTCAGAGAAACTTACGCGAGTGAATAGGGAGAAACAAAAGGCTGTGGAATGTATGTACAAAAACTGAATGACATGGGCAACAAGATAGATTATTTATCATAGACAGGGTACATAAATCAAAAAGAAATAATAATGACAAGACAACCTTTAAAAACAGCATTTACTTGCGCATACACTTACTCTAAAGAGCAACTAGGCGAAATTAACTATTGCGTGGTACGACAATTGGAGCAATGGGGAAACAACATAGGATGGGTGCATTAAATAATAAAACATAGATACGCCAACCAATAAATAACTGCAACGGACAAATAATTGCTTGACAAATTCAAGGTTTAGTAAGACGGTGTAAAGTACTGGGACATGGCTTGTGAATATGGTTACTCAAAAAATCAAAAGCGTGACATTGATATAGTAACTCTATGCGGCGATTTGAGAAATATTGAAATAATGAAAAAGAAGCTATAACAAAAATGTGTCGTGGGCAACTGTGACCGCACCTCAGATGCCGCAAGCAGCGTGCAGTAAAATATTTTAAATAATTTAAGCAATAAGATGGAATAAGTTTCAGACAGTGTAAAGGAGTACGTAGAAAAAATGCTAAAAAATAACTAGCTTTAGACCTACGAGGGTCAAGAAAAGAGGAAGCAAACTATAGATAAAACGAGAAAAGGTAGTGCTTAAGCAAATATAGAGATGGCAAAAGCATTAATGTAATCAACCAAGAGTTTGAATTAGTTCATAAAAGAGAGAAGATAGGCGAAACCAACGATATGGGGCAAGTCTTTTTAATAGGAGGTAAAAAATTTTGAAGATGGTGAAGAAGGCACTTTAGATGAATTTAGAAGATTCAAGGAATTTATGAAACTACCTTCATACAGTACGAAGGAGTCATACGATCTAAAAATGCCAATAAGATTTGAAGACAAGCAAGCATATAGGGAAAAAAGAAACGGTGAATTAAACTAATACTTAAAACAAAAGACAGGCTTTGAGCCAAGTGGAACCAATATAAGAGAGATAGCCGCAGCAATGGGTATACCAGTCAATGAAGAAAGGACTGTGACTAAATTGAAATACTTGCTGGCGATGGATGATTGGGGCACTATAGCAAAATGGGCACTGCCACAAATATACGCATTAGGAAAAGACTAAGTAGGTAGTTATATAGACCAGTTATGGTAGAGATACAAGCCATAAATTGAAAAATTCATTGGCCATGATTTAGGTTTGGATGAGGACGATTATAGAAACAACCCAATAATGAGACCTTCATAGAAATCATCTAACTCGTAAGTGGTTTATAATGAAAATTAGTTAGCAAAACCAACGTATGATCAATACTCACCAACAGCGGTTAATTTGAACGCAATAGCAACATGGATATGTCCGGAAAAGAATGCGTTTAGGAAACCTGGACTTCTGCCGCAGAAAACGGCTTTGGTAGCATCAACTTTTGAATTCATAGTAACAGCGGACAACTTTGGAAATGGTGCCTATGTTATTTTTCCACATAAACTAACTTATTAGAGGGGCACATCAGCATTAAATGGTTTTATATTCGCACCACACTTGGGTATAACAGCAACAGCTGGAACCTAATATAATCCAGTTAGTGGAAATTACACAAACGGAACATAGAGCATAACCATGGAAGGACCATTGATGTAAGACTATACCTCAGGAGTTTTTAATTCGTTCAAGATAACTGGTTTCTCTGTAATGTTTACACCAACAGGATCATAGCAATCGACCTAGGGATCAGTTTATTTGTCATATTACGGATAAAGTCCACCCTTGTAGAACGGTTGGCTACCAAGTGGGAGCAGTGTTCCAACATTGTAAAATGTAATAGCAGGTGAATTTGTTTAGACTGCCAACCTTTTATCACCATTAAGAATGGTACACGTGCCTGACAGAGATGAGAACGTGAGACAAGCATAGACAGTGGAAAACACAAATTTACCATATACCGATAGTGAAGAATACTTTGTCTTACTTGTATCGGGCGCACCGACATCAGCCACCAATAAAGGTGATTTCACTCAAATAGGGAGAGTTGATATTAGTTATGTGATAGAAATAGTGCCTTAACCGAATAAAGTTTTGTATGCGACTTTGGAATATGCTATGCCAGGTATATACACCAATAATTTAATAAACATAGCAATGATGAAGTTCAACCTACTTTAAATGTTAGATTATCCAAATTCAGTCAAGTTAGCAAACCATTTAAAGAACTTAAAAACTTGTGAGTTCACATATGTTTTATAAGCGTTAACTCAATGGATAGAGATGAATTCAATAATAGACGTAAGATAAAAGAGATCGGGACTACAATAGAATACAGGACAAAACAACCAACTATAAATGGATGACGGAGACTCCGTCGATTTCGCGACAATGACGCGTCGGGTGAGATTGGCACCCTGCAAAAACATCACAAGAAGTTATCATTTTCTCACAAAAAATGTAGCAGCATAAGCTAATAAAAATGCGGGTTACGTCAGGGAAACAAAGATTCTTGCCAAAAAGGATCTTCCTTAGAACGTTATGTGCGGCATAAATGAATGCCGGCTTTTTCAACATGTCACATCGCTAAAGATTAAAGGACA